ATTCTCTGGCGCTGGCAAGCCGATCTGTACATGGGACGCCGTGCGCAGTCGTTTCTACTTCACCAGCCCCACCACTGGCGCGGCATCAACCATTGGCTATGCTACCGGATCCATGTCGGCGGCAATGAAAGCCACGCTGGCAACTGGTGCTGGCTTGTCCCAGGGCATCGTGGCAGATACGCCAGACACAGCCATGGATCGAGTGAAGCTGGCCACCCAAAACTGGGTGGACTTCATGACCATGTGGGAACCCGACACAGACAACAAGCAGCTGTTTGCCGAATGGGTGAACGCGCAGAATCAGCGCTTTGCTTATGTGGCATGGGATACCGACGCAAACGCCAGTGTCAGCGGCAACACTACCAACTTCGGGTATATCGCCAAAGATCTGGCTTATAACACGGTTATGGTGGTTGGCGGTGACCCAGCAACGGCTGTTGAGTTTGGCGAAGATTACGAGGTTATCTGCCGTAATCTGGCCGCTATGGCACTAGGCACCACAGCAAGCATCGACTTCAGCCGGGCTAATGCGCGCATCACCTTTGCCTTCAAGTCACAGGCAGGGATGATCCCAAGCTGCACCGATGAGCAACTGGCCGACAACCTGATTGCTAACGGTTACAGCTTCTACGGCAAATACGCCACGGCAAACGATCAATTCAACTTCCTGTATAACGGGCAGGTGTCTGGCGTCTGGGCGTGGATGGATACCTTTGTCAATCAGGTGTACATGAATTCGCAATTCCAGCTTGCGCTCATGTCGCTGCTGACTTCGGTCGGGTCTATCCCGTATAACGAGAGCGGCTATAGCCTGATCCGTGCTGCAATGCTTGACCCGATCAATGCCGCGCTCAACTTTGGTGCAATCCGTTTTGGCGTGTCGCTGTCATCGTCGCAGGCTGCACAAGTCAACCAGGCCGCCGGGCGCGACGTGGCCACCATCATTCAGCAGCAGGGCTACTATCTGCAGATCCTTGACCCTGGCGCGCAAGTGCGTGGCAATCGTGGCACTCCGGTGATCAATTTCTGGTACACGGATGGCGGCGCAATCCACAAAATTACCGTCGCATCCATCGATATCATGTAAGGAGCCGAAAAAATGGCAGATACCACAATCACCAGTGCAAACTCAGTGCTTACGCTGGTTGCTGCTGGGCTTTTCCCGGCTCCGCAGCGCATCCAGGGCTTTTCGACTGATCGCGCATTTACCACCGAGGCCGTGGCACAAGCAGAAGTCAGCATGGGCGTAGACGGCCGCTTGACCGCCGGCTTTACGCCGAATCCCGTCGTGCAGACCATCACGCTGCAGGCCGATTCGCCGTCGAAAAAGATCTTTCTGGCGATTCTTCAGGCACAGAAAACCGCGCGCGAGATTTACTACCTGAATGGCACGGTGAGCTTGCCGAGTACAGGAGAAAGTTTTGCGATGACTCGCGGGGTTTTGTCGACCGCAAAAAACATTCCGGACGCGCAGAAAGTTCTGCAGCCGATGGATTTTGTTATCACATGGGAGCGCGTAGACGCTGCAGTCCTGTAAGGTCAACTCCCTTTGCCGCCGGTTTCGCACCTCTCTCCAGCGTCCGGCGGTTTTTTTGAGGATTCAACATGGCACGAAAAAAACTGAATTACACGGTGGCCGACGAAGGCCGCGACAAGGGCAAGACCTTTGTAATCACAGAAATGGCAGCCTACAAGGCCGAATCGTGGGCAATGCGGGCGCTGATCGCGTTGATTGGCAACAATGCCGAGATGCCAGAAGGATTCGAGCTGTCCGGCATGGCTGGGTTGGCCCAACTTGGCATTCGAGCTTTGGGCGGACTCAAATGGGAGGTGGCAGAGCCGCTCATGGCTGAGATGATGGATTGCGTCGAGGTCATGCCAGACCCAAATAAGCCGTTTGTTCTTCGCCCGTTGATTGAGGATGACATCGAAGAAGTGGCGACACGCATCAAGCTGCGGCTTGAGGTATTCAAGTTGCACGTCGATTTTTTCAAGAGCGCCGCCGAGTAACACTGCGCAGGCTGCCCGGCGGCAGCAATAAGAACTGGGCAGAATGCCAGAACGTCACAAGCGCTATTGCCTATCTGGTGTCTGAGCGCGTGGCAACACTGCATGAACTGTCAACGGTGTATGGAATAGAGGACGCGCACAACCTGATGGAAATCTGCGCGGTTCAGGATTACAACAAGCAGCTAGCGCAACAGGAATAAACATGGCCACCGTCATCGACTCCCTTGTAGTAAAACTCGGGCTAGACCCATCTGGATTCAAGACTGGCAAAGCCGAGCTTGATAAGGGGCTTGATGACGCTGGAAAGCGCGCCGAAAAAACCGGAAAGCAGTTCAAGTCCACGGCTTCGGACGCGCTAAAATTTTTTGCCATCCTTGGCGGGTCTGTCGCCATCAAGAACTTTGCCAAGAACGCGATGGAAACATCTGCGGCCCTTGGCCTTCTATCAAAGAATCTTGGGATGGGCGTCGAAACAGTTTCCGCATGGAGTAACGCGGCGGAGCTGGCCGGCGGCACCGTAGAGGGGCTGCAAGGCACACTGGACATGCTCAGCAAGGCCCAGACCGAGTTGATGTTAACCGGCCAAAGCGGGCTTATCCCGTTCTTCTCTGCGCTTGGTATTTCGATGGCCGATGCCAACGGAAAAGCGCGCCCGGTCACTGATCTGCTGGCGGATATGGCCGGCAGATTCGCTGGCATGGATCGCACCACGGCCAACAACATGGGCCGGATGATGGGCATCGACCAAGGCACGATGAATCTTCTGCTTCGCGGCAGAAGAGAAGTTGAGCTGATGGTTAAGGCCCAAAAAGAATACAACGCAGTCACCAAGAAGCAAGCGGATGATTCCGCCCGCATCCGGCAATCTATCGTTGCATCGCGTCAGAGCTTCGAGGCATTTGGGCGCGAATTGCTGGTAAGCGTAATGCCAACCATCGAAAAGGTATTTGCCGCCTTTGAGGATGTCGGCACATGGATGCGGGACAACAAGGATTTTGTAGAGGGCTTTTTGATTGCCGTTGCCGCTGGTCTTGGCGCGATTGCCCTGGCTGCAGCGCCAGTCAACAAAACAGCCATCGTGGTTGCTGGGTTGGCTGCAGCTTTCGCCGCTCTTTACGACGACTACAAGGTTTGGTCTAGAGGCGGCGAATCGCTATTTGATTGGTCGAATTTTGTAAAAGGGATTGATCTTGCGAAATTCGCTGCACGCGCATTCAAAGACATGCTCGGGGAGTTGTTTTATCGCGTTTTCGCTCTTGGTGGTGCCCTAGCAAATCTCGTGACCGGAGATTACGAAGGGGTTGTGAGAAACTGGGAGCAGTTTATTGAAGGCACTGGCAAACAGGTGTCAGATTGGGGCAAGGATGATGACTCCGCGACAGGTAAAGGAACGGCAAAAGATCGGGCTATTGATTTTTTCATGAATCGTGGCTGGTCAAAGCATCAAGCCGTCGGGATTGCGGCGAACCTACAAAGAGAGTCGAACTTCAATATTGGCGCTGTTGGCGATTCAGGAAAAGCATATGGGCTTGCGCAATGGCACCCAGACAGACAGGCGGCGTTTAAGCGCGTATTTGGCAAAGATATACGCCAGTCATCTGAGGCCGAACAGTTGCATTTTATCCAGTGGGAATTGACCAAAGGGCAAGAGGCTGGAGCCGGGGCGAGACTGCGTAGGGCTTCTACCGCAGAAGAGGCCGCGCAGATTTTCTCTATGTACTATGAGCGCCCTCGTGATGCCGCGTCCGAGGCGTTAAGAAGAGGCCGAATTGCCGCCAGCATGATGTCTGGCATCCCCGGCGCTTCAGGATTCGCAGCGCCAGCACCGGGCACCACGACTGGCCGCCCTGCAGCCCAGCAAGGCGGCGCTGTAGTATCGAACACGGTTGGACAGGTGAACATCTACACGCAAGCGACAGACGCAGAAGGCATCGCCAAAGACGCTGGCCGCTCGATGGAATATCTATTTGTGACCCAAGGCAATAGGGGGTTTGAATAATGGCGCGCATCCCATATCCGAATGTCCCGCAATATCCTGGCGTTCCGCAAATTCCGCGCATCCCGAGTGTGCCGACCGTGCGCAAAACCTCGCTTGGGTTGGTGCAGGGCAATTTGTGGAAGGCAACGCAAAGCAGGGTTCAGTGGGGTATTTTGGACTCCAAGGGCAAGTTTCTGGCAGATCCGTCGAAAATGTCCGGTTTCCTTGGCGCTTTCGTAAGTTCTGCGGCAAGCTCTCTTGGAATTCCGGGATTGTCGGCCACGCTCTCAACCAAGTCTGTTGACTATTCAAAAGAATTCAAAATAAGCGATTTCCCGGTCGAAAAGGGCGGCTTTGCGTCTTACAACAAGGTCGAACTGCCAGCAACGCCGATTGTTACGCTGTGCTTCTCTGGCACTGAGCGCGAGCGGGCGACGTTTCTGTCGGCAATCGACAAAGCTGCCAAAAGCCTAGAGCTATACACAATCGCAACGCCTGAGCGCAATTACCCTGATCATTTGATTGAGCGTTACACCTACCAAAGAACGAGCCAGAATGGCGCCACTCTGCTTACCGTCGAGCTAACATTACGCGAGGTTCGAGAGGTAGAATTGACATTCACGCAGGCCGAGACAAAGACGCCAGCGCCTAAAAGTGAGAGCGCAGCGCCGAACACGAACACAGGAAAGGTGCAGGCGGTTACAAAAGACACGTCATTCTTAAAAGACAAATTCGGCGGATTCTTTGGGGGGTGAGATGCAGGAGATACCGGTAAGGCCAGTTCCATCGCAGACGCTGCAGGTAGTCCTTGACCGGCAGAACGTGCAGATTCTTATCTACCAGAAGCCGCAAGGCCTGTTTGTTGACACCAACGTCAATGGCGAAGACGTGGCCACCGGGATCATCGCCCGCGAGGCTGTGCCACTTATCAGCAAAACCTACTCAGGATTTCAGGGCGGGCTGTATTTCATCGACTCACAAGCCGCAGATGATCCGAATTACTCCGGGCTGGGATCTCGTTGGCGCTTGATTTACCTAACGGCAGATGAA